GGGGACAAATAACTAACACTAACCTTTTAATTCTAGAACAAGCGATTGGTGGTTTTACTACTTTCAATATAACTAACGCTGCTAGATCTTTAACTTTTACTAATGGTGCTTTATCAAATGGTAAAAATGAAGTTATTAAATTAACAGGAACTTTAGCTTCTAACTTAACAGTTAGTATTCCAAACTCAGTTGAAAAAACTTATTTAGTTGAAGATGCATGTAATCACGCTGGTTATACTTTAACTTTTAAAACTGCATCTGGAACAGGTGTACTTTTATGTGAAGGAAATAATTATACATTATATTCTGATGGAACTAATGTTGTAAAACTTCATGAACAAAGAAACTGGAGAGCTGTTTCAGCAGCTGAAACAGTTCAAGCTGGAGCTAAACTTTTAGTAAATACAAATGGTGGAGGAGTAACGATTACGCTTCCAGCCTCGCCTTCTACAGGGGATGAGGTACATTTTGTAGATCAAGGTTATGATTTTAATTCTAACGCATTGACTGTTGGTAGAAACTCTTCTAATATAGCTAATGCCGCATCTGACCTTGTTGTTAATACACAAGGTGCAGCTTTCGGATTAGTATATTCAGGCGACGCTACAACAGGATGGACTTACACGGAGAAATAATATGTCAAATTACGAAGCAACAAAATACGATTTCGACGGAGCAAACCTTACAGGTATCGAAGGAATTCCTACAGCAACTATTGTGCCATGGTCTTCTGGATCAGTACCATCAGGTTTTTTAGAGTGTAATGGTCAAGCAGTTTCAAGATCAACTTACGCTGCATTATTTGCAATCGTAAGTACAACTTACGGAACTGGAGATGGCGCATCAACTTTTAATGTACCAGATCTTCAAAATAACGTAGCGGTTGGAAAATCTAATAACAAAGCTTTAGCTTCAACTGGTGGAGCTAACACAGTTCAATCAACTGGAAACGTTGGAGGTTCAACAGCTAATGCAACTTTAACAGTTTCTCAACTTGCTTCACACAGTCACCCAGGAGGTGCTAGTGGAGGTGGATCTGCTCCTTCTTATCCTCAAGTTGGAGTTACACAAAATAGTAGTACAGGTAATGCTGGAGGAGACTCAGGTCACTCTCACAATATGAGTGCAACATTTACTGGAGATTCAACATCGGTTTTACAACCTTATTTAACAATAATGTATATTATAAAAACTTAGGAGAAAAAATGGCAAGTAAAGGAAATTGGACAGTAATATTTGAAGATAAAAAAGTCATCAAACAAGCTGGTGATGCCGCTGGAACTTCATATATAATTAATGACAATGATTTTTGGGGTTTAGCAAAATGGAATAATATTTGGGCTATCCAATATGGAACATCTGTTGCGAGTGATACTGTCGAACATAGAGATACAACTCCTCACTGTTCTTGGGAAGATGCTAACCTTGGTGATTTTCAAGATTTTATTACTAGATGGGACACAGCTCATTTAGCAGCATTACAAAGTTCTTGGGATAATGATAATGTTGAAGGCGAAGATGAAGCAGATAAAATTGCTAGATTAGGTGCAAGACCTACAAGTTATACTTCATAATTAAAAAAATTAGCCATAACATATCTTGAATCAGTGTTTTCATTAAATTGAAGTGAGCAATGATATATCTTAGAATCAAAAATAATCGCTCTATTTTCTTTAAATCCTACATGTGTATTTAAAACAAATTCATCACCTACTTTATCGTAAAAACCTGTACCGCTATTTAACAAGTGGTTACCTTTTAAATAAACTAAACAGTTAATATCATTTGTGTCAAAATGAGGAGTAGGAGTTGTGTGTTTTGTGCTTAAAAAATAATTACTTTCCCATAAACTTATTTTTGCATGTAAATTTTTTTCTGTAATTTTTTTTGCTTCTTGAAGTGCAAAATGATTTGGATTTAATGGAACACTAAAATATATTTTTTGATAAATATTGTCACTTTCTTTATTAACAATAGTGCTTCTATTTTGAAATTTTAATCTTGATATATCTAAAAGTATTTCATTATATATTTTAGATTCAAAAAAATTATCTTTTACTATTATACAATCTTTAATTTTATCCATTATCTTAACATCATCCAAGAAGTTAAAATATATTTTTCACCAGATAAAGGTGGATTACCTCTGTGAACATAAGGAAAAGCTGCAGGCCAAATAACTATTCTACCTTTTTTAGGTTTAACTCTTTTTGAAAAATGTAAAAATTCTGTTTCACCTCCTTCATCCACATCATTTAAATATACAGAAAAAACAAAAGCTCTTGCTTCATTATCATACCCTTTATTGTGTTCAATATGCCAAACATGATAGCCTTCTGTAGGTAATGTTTTTTGAATTTTTAAACTAGTGTATTTAAAATCAGTTTGACCATAAGCTTCATAAGCTCCTGTTTGTTTTGCATAATCACTCCAAGCTATATGAAAATTAAACATCATAGTTTTTAAGGTGTCCCACCACACATCTATATTTTCTATTCCATTAAAAAGTTGTTGATCTTGTTTTTGTAATGGAGTTGATTGTTCAGAACTTAATCTATTCATTGTTTTATTAAATTTGTTTTGATCTTCAAATAATTTAATTGCTCTATCACATTCTGTTGGAAGGATAAAATTATCATAGACTCCAATAAAATTATTTATACTTACTGTTTTATCCATTTATTCTCCTATATTATTTTAACTAACGCCTGTCTTAAACCAAATAGCTCGTATTTATACGTTAGATTATTTTTTTTTACAAATTCTTGCCAAGCTCTATACTCACCATATCTCCAACCTATATAACTAATGTATTCATCAAATAAAATTCTTGTACCTGGAACAAATCTTTCTGGACCTATTACATCAAGAGCTTCTATTGTAGATTCATAAGTGTCACAATCAACATGCAAAAAAGCAATATCTTTATCCATTCCTTTTAGAAAACCTGGAAGAGTATCTTTAAAATATCCTTTAATTAATTTTACATTGTTATTAACTAAAGGTGGTTTTCCTTTTAAAGAAAAATCTCCTTTTGAAAAATATCCTCCTTTCCAGTCTTCTTGAAATCCTAGAAAACTATCAAAACCATACCAAGTTTTTTTAGGTGCGTGTTTAGAAAAAAAATTAATACTTGTTCCTTCATATACTCCTAGTTCCATGCATAATCCTTCTACTTCTATTTTGGAAAGAGCTACATTCCACCATCCGCCATCTGTAATTATAACTTTAGAAATATATTTTTTTATATAGTTTGCAGAGTCTTTAGTTGCTTCTTCATATAAAACATCAAAAGCATCTTTATTTATTAATTTTTTTGTTTCCATTTTAATCTCTCTTTTTTTATTATTTTTCCATCTTCTGTTTTAGCACCATTTGAATAATCAACACTTTTTAAAAATTTATCATAAGCGTGATGAGTAAAAGGACCATTTTGATCTACATAGTGTACAAACATTTGAGCCATTCCTTCTCCTTTATATATTCCAGGACGCCAATGATCTTGTATACAACCAGCATATAACAATCCTTCTCCCTCTTCTAATTCATATGTTTGTCCTTCTATTACAATGGGCCAGTTATCGTATTTTTTAATACAAGCTGTTACAGATACTTCACAAGAAGGTCTATCAATATGCTTAACTAGTTTGCCTCCAAAAACATAATATCTCCAATATGAAAAAGTAGGAAATAATTTTAAACCAGATTCTTTTTCTACTAAAGGTAATTTTATATCTAACAATCCCATCATCATAGGATCATAATAAAAAGAAGGAGAGTCAGTTTGTTTATCTCCTTTGTAGTTGTCAAAGTCTAATCTGTTATAACAATACTTTTGAAGCATTTTTAATTCATCTTTTGAAAGAAAATTTTTGATTAATTTAAATTCTACTGTAGCCATGCTGCTATACTATACCTTTTACCTTTCTTAATAGGTTTAATTAAATGAGGATATAAAAAATTACTAGGAAAAAATACAACAGATCCTTTACCAAGTCTTAATGATTTAATTTCTTCACCTGTTTGATTAGTAAAAGATAGTTCTCCACCTTCATAGTCATTGTTTAAATTAAGAATAACACTAAGATTTCTAGGTAACTCACGAGCATAATCAATGTGTATATTATATTTACCACCAGAATTATATTTTAATAAATCTATTTGATGTATTTTTGTGGCATTTATCATAGGAAACTTACTTTTATAAAAAACAAAAAGTCTTTCTATTTCTGTCTTTATATAGTTCCAATAAAAAAGATTTGTAGGAGTATCAAAATTTAAAGAGTAACCTTTTACATTTCTAATCTCGTTATCTACTTCGTTTGAAATAGGTAAAGGATTTTTAGCTTTTTTATTTATTAAAGATATAGTTCTTTTGATAAAATGAGGATTTACTATATTCTTTAACTCGACAATTCCCTCTAAATGATCCATAATATTGCTACTTTCATTCTCTATAAATCTGATATATATTGGACTATATGCTACAAAAATTAAATTTCAAGCCTGGCTTTAACAAACAAGACACCGAATCTGGCGCTGAAGGGCAATGGACAGATGGAGATTTTGTAAGATTTAGGTATGGATTACCTGAAAAAATAGGTGGGTGGTCTCAGCTTACAGCAGCATCTTTGACATTACCTGGAGCAGGTAGAAAACAACATACCTTTGTTTCTTTTGCTGGAGAAAAATACGCAGCTATAGGTACATCACAAGGTTTATTTTTATATTATGGTAATGATTTTTATGACATTACTCGCTTAGATACAGCTATTACAGGAGGGACTTTAACAACTGTAAATTCATCTAGAACAGTAACTATTAACAAAGGCTCTCATGGTTTAGCTGTTGGAAGATATGTAACTCTTTCAGCGGTAACTGTTACAGGAGCATCTGATTTTACACCAACTGAATTACAACAAGTTTATGAAATACTTACAGTTCCTGATGTAGATAAATTTACTGTTCAAGCTTCACGTGCTGAAGGAGGAAGTGGTATGACTGCAGCTGGTGCAGTAACAGTTAATCCTTATGTAGACGTTGGACCAACAACTCAAACAGTTGGTTATGGTTGGGGAACTTATTTATGGGGAGATTCTACTTGGGGCACAGAAAGAACTACAAGTAACGTGACTCTGGATCCAGGCAACTGGAGCCTTGATAATTTTGGAGAAGTATTAGTTGCTACAATATTTAATGGTAAAACTTTTACTTGGAACGCAGGGGCAACCGGAGCTAGAGGAATTAGGGCATCACAATCAACAAGTAATTTTGCAACTACAAACAATCCAACAGCAACAAGAATTTCTATTGTATCTGATAGAGATAGACATTTGTTTCATTTAGGGACAGAAACAACCATAGGAGATCCTTCTACACAAGACCCTATGTTTGTAAGATTTTCAAATCAAGAAGATTTAAATACGTATGCACCAACAGCAACCAACACAGCAGGTACTTTTAGATTAGATACTGGTAATGAAATAAGAGGAGCTATTCAAGGTAAAGATTATATATTTGTATCAACAGATCTTGCAGCTTATGTGATTCAATTTGTTGGACCACCATTTACTTTTTCAGTTAGACAAGTAGGTACTAATTGTGGATGTATTAGTCAAAATGCTATGTCTTATGCAAACGGTGCTGTATGGTGGATGTCCGCTGAAGGTGGGTTTTTTGTTTATGATGGTACAGTTAAATCTTTACCATCTCTTGTAGAAGATTTTGTATTTAGCACCGATGGAAATAATCTAGGTATTAATTTAAATTCACGAGATGTTATTTATTCTTCACCTAATACTCTATATACAGAAATAAATTGGTTCTATCCAAAAGATGGATCTGATCAAATAGACCGATGTGTAACTTATAATTATTCAGAAAATGTTTGGACTACTTCTTCAGTAGATAGAACTACTTATGCAGATCAAGGTGTGTTTAATGCTCCTTATGCAACAGATTATGATGATACAGCTACTCCTGTTTTTCCAGAAATATTAGGGATTACAAATAAATATGGAGCTAGTATTTACTACGCTCATGAAGTAGGAACTGATCAAGTTAATAGCTCTGGCACAACTTCTATTGATGCTTTTATTAGATCTGGAGATTGGGATATAACCTCTAGAACAAGTGGCTTAGGTGTTCAAACTGGAGTTGCTGATTACAGAGGTGATGGAGAATTTTTTATGTCTGTTAAACGATTTATACCTGATTTTAAATATCAAACAGGTAATGCTCAAGTTACCTTATTTATAAGTAGCTATCCAGATGACGTAGCCGTAAGTTCTCCACTTGGACCCTTTACAGTTACAACAACAACTGATAAGGTAGATACGAGAGCTAGAGGCAGATTAGTTTCTGTACAAATAGCTAACAATGCAGTAGGTGAGTCATGGAGATATGGCACACTAAGATTAGACGCACAACCAGACGGTAGAAGATAATGTCAATAGATAAAAGAATTCAATATAGAGTAGGCGGAGCATCCGGTAGAGAATATGATCAAGGCGGACCTAAAAAAAGTCCTGCAAGTAATTTTAATGTAAGTGGTGGTGGTGGTCAAGATATGGGAAAAGGTCCCGTTGGGCCAACAGCTCCTGCTACTGCATTTATAGGTGGTAAACAATTTAACGTTACTCCTTTCAATAGAGATGAAAGAGAAAGAGCAGACCTTAAAGCAAGAATTATGAGAGGACCTGTATCAGGTAACTTTAACAGAGTAAATCCTATAACAGGTGCATCTGAAAAACCTTCAGGTTTAGGATCTTTCTTAGGAGCTATATTAGGACTTATAACAGGTAATCCATTGGTTGGTCTTGCTATGGGTGGGTTTGACAGATTTAAAGCATTTAATGATAAATTACAAAACACAGATTTTGGAAGATCTACAAGTCTTAAAGATTACATGGATATCAAAAGTTATGGTGGCTATGATGAAAGAGAAGAAGCTAGAAGATTAAATATGGAAGAAGCCGGAATACTTCAAGGGCTTATAGATGAAGGTCAGTTTGGTTTAGCAACCGATCCTAGAGAGAGAACTATAATGGGACTACCATCACTAGGAATAGATTTAGGTAATCCATTAAATGATCCAAGAGTTGTTTCAGAGGAACAAGGTTTGGAGGGAAGAAGATAATGTCAGTAGATAAAAAAATTAAATATGAAATGCAGGGTGATGAAAAACCAGCAAGAAATTATTTAGGAAAACAAAAAACTGTAACAGTTCCTGTTAAATGGAAATCAGATCCTAAAGCTCCTGCAACAGAATTAGCTTACATTACAAAAAAAGAAAAAGATTTATTACTTAAAGAAGATGTACATGGCTCATTAAAAAAAGGTCCTAACAAAGGTCCATCAGGAGTTATGTCTTTAGATTCTCAAGGAGATTATACAGAAGATAGAAGTCCAGCTGGAACAGCTCCTGGCGTCAGTTCTCAAAATTCTGATTATATGAATCAACAAATTCAAGCAGCTCACAATAAGAATATGAAAGACATTTTAACTGGTCAAAAAAATATTGGTCAAACAACTAGAACAGGTCCAAGAACAAGACAGTATTCTAATCTACCAGAATTTATAACAATGCCTGGTGGCAAAACTAAATATATTGGATCAGCCTATAAAAGTTATGGTCAACCAAGTTTCTTTGGAAACTTATTTAGTAGAGGAGAAAGTGGTTACAGAGGTATAAAAGGATTACCTGTATTTGGAACACCTACATTTGAAACTAGAAAAAGACCTGATGGTAGTCTTGAGTATTTTACCGAGGATGAAGATTTTGGAGAAACTAGAAGTGCAGTTCCTCTTGGAATATTTGGGATATTAAAAAATATTGTTGATTCTTTTAAGAAACCAAAAGACATGTCTGAATTTAATAAATTAAGTTTAACAGCACCTGCAGATCAAAAAGTTTATATTCCAGAAGGAATGGATCCTTCAATGGTAATTAATGATCCTTTTGCTAAACCTATTGGTGGTGGAATAACTACAAGTAACTTAAATGCAATAGGGCCAGTTCCTCCAGAAGTATTAGTTCCTAAACAAAAACCTGATGTACAATATATTGAACCTCTTTCACCTAGTTTAGAAGACCCTGTACAAGATCAAGTTGGTGACCTAAGTGATTTAATGGCTTTTAATCCTGGCACTGTGCTTGATAGAAAACTTAAAAACGCTTATTCAGGATTCACAGAATTAGGTATTGGTAAACAGGATGTAATAGATTTAATGAAACAAGATTTAAAACAAAATCAAGAAGAAGGAACACCTCTTTCATTACCAAAAGAAGCTTATACTTTAATAGGATAAATTATGGCTAAACTAACAAACTATATACCAGAACCTAAAGAAGATTACGACGTAGATAATCAAAGACAAATTGTAGAATCATTAAATACAATGAAACAACAACTTAATTTTTCTTTTCAACAAGATTTAAAAAACGAATTAGATACTTTTAATTACTTTTTATCATGAGCATACAATATAAAAATGCATCTAAGATATTAGACGGCACAGCTATGACAACTGTTTTGACTATAGCTACATCAGCTGTAGCTATTATAAAATCTGTGTATGTATCTAATAACAGCACAGGAGCTGTATTAGTTAATTGTGATTTAAGAGATTCATCTGCTAGTACAGATGTAGAATTTTTTAGAAAGGACATACCTGCTACAAGTACAGTCAACGCTACAGAACAAGGGTTGAATTTAGAAGCAGGAGATGCTATAAAAGCTCAAGCGGAAACAGCTAACAAACTTGAAGTAGTAGTTAGTTATGCGCTTATAAACAGAGAGAATGAAAACGGATAATATACATAAGAT